GCAGCTGCTCTATAAGCTCTTTTTGAGTTATCGCCGGGACGGTGACATCTTTGTGATTCTGACCGACATCGGCCTGCAGGTCTGCGAAGGCCAGCGGTGCGGCACGCCCTACGGCAGCGACCTCGGCAAGACGTTCACCGTCACCAACGGCGTGGCGACCGAGAGGGCGACCGGCCGCGTGCTCGGTTATTACATCGGCAAACCCAACACCTGGGGCTACATCGAGACCGAGGACTGGCAGCATTACCAAGCCGAGCACGTGATTCACGTCTTCAACCCCGACCGATTCAGCACCACGCGAGGGGAACCGGCGCTGACGCCAGCGGTCGAAAATATCGATATGCTCAAGCGCTACCAGGAGGCCGAACTGGTCGCCGCACACGTCAACGCGTGTATGTCGATCTTCATCACCCGCGAGGACGGCCTCGGGATTCCGAGCGCCTACACCCAGGGCACCAGCAGCACGGGCGAGACCGAAGACGGCACGAAGATGCAGAAGATCGAGCCGGGCATGATCGAGCATCTGGGCCCCGGCGAGAGTATCAACGCGGTGACCCCGTCCCGCCCGCCGGCGGCGTATGCCCCGTTCGTGCGAGACCAGCGGATCGAGATCGGCCGGGCGATCTGCTTCCCGCTGATGCTGGTGACGCTCGACTTCTCGGGCGCCACCTACATGAACGCCCGCATCGCCTACAAGGCCGCCCAGAAACATTTTGCCCGCGAGCAGGTGCACGTGGTGATCCCGACCGTCAGCCGGATGTATCGCTGGTGGCTGGCCAGGAAGATCGCCGCCAATCAGCTCCTCGATCGCAAAGACGCGTTCGCGCACGAGGTCGTCTGCCAGAAGTGGCCGTACGTGGACCCCTACCGCGAGGCCCAGGCCGACAAGATCGAGCTAGAGAACAAGACAACATCACGCACGCAGATCACCGCCCGCAAGGGCCTGGACTATCGCGACCTTATCGAAGAGCGACAGCGGGAACGCGAGGCCGAAACCGAGGCCGGCGAGACCGACGACAAACAGGAGACCGACGATGCCGCGACGCAAAGCAAGTAACGAGAACGCCGCCCCCCGCCAGGCCTGTACGTTCGCCCGCGAGGGCGCCGTCACCTTCGCCGACGACGGTGACAAAGACAAGGGCAACCGGTTCAGTATCGTCGGCTATTCCGGCGAGATCATCCCCGATCATTGGTGGTGGGGCAACCTGGCGTTCGACCTGGGCGGCATGAAGTTCGCCGGCAAGAAAACGCCGGTCCTTGATTCGCACTTCACCGATCGGCGCCTGGGCTTCGCGACGAAACAGGCGATCGCCGAGAAGGTCACCTTCGAGGGCCAGTTCCTCAGCAACGACCGCGCCCAGGAGTTCCGCAACGACGTGGGCGAGGGCTTCCCGATGCAGGCGTCCCTGTACTGCCCGCCGCGCAGCGTCGAATACGTCAAGGAGGGTGAGACGACCGAGGTCAACGGCAAGACGCTCAAAGGTCCCGGGGCGGTGTTCCGCAAATCGACCATCAAGGAAGTCAGTATGTGCGTCTTCGGCGCCGATGGCCGCACCTCGGCCACCGCGTTCGACGACGGTGACAACGACAAAACCGTTCAGTTTTCCGTAAAGGAGCACATTATGCCCAACGAGACCACCCACCCGATGCCGGAGACGCTGACCGTCGATCGGCTCAAGAGCGAGTTCGCCGAGGTCCATGCCGACGTCTTCAAGGCCGGCCAGGCCGACGGCGCCGAAGCCGAGCGGGCGCGTTTCAAGACGCTGCAGACCGCCTGCGGCGACGACACCGAGCTGCTGGTCAGTTGCTTCGCCGACGGCAAGACCGAGACCCAGGCGCTCCAGCTGCGCAACGAGCGTCTGGCCAGCCAACTGGCCGCCGCCTCGAAGCAGTCCGCCGCCCCGGCGACCGCGACCCCGGCCGTCGATCCGGCGGTCACCGAGTTCGCCGAGCAGACCCCGGGCCAGGCCCCGAACGCCCAGGCCACCGAAGGGCCGGCGACGTTTGACGCCGCCGTCAAGGCCTACATGGCCGAGCACAACGCCACCGAGGGCCAGGCGATCGACAAGTGCGTCGAGCTGTATCCCAAGCTCTACGAGGCCGAGCGTGACGCCCACTAAAACCGCAACCGACTGAGGCGACCCGAGCAGCACCCGCCCAGACGAACCAAGGAGAGCTGTAATGCGAGTACGTTGCACCTGTGGTCAATTCGGCGTTCTGGCCCGACCCGGCAAGCGCAAGAACTGCCGAAAGTGCGGGCGGGATCTGCGCGACGCCAAGCCGGCGAAGCCCCGCGAGGTCTCGATCAAGGCGAAGGCCAAGAAGGCCAAGGCCCCCGATCCGCTTGTGGACCCCGACCCCAAAGGCGACGAGGACCCGACCGGCGACGGTGACGCCGAAGAGTAGCCGCGCGACGTTGGCGGCTTGCACTCGACATAAGTGACACGAGAACTATCTGCGAAAGGATAGACCAATGATCGAAGGCTCAAAGAAGACCTTTCTAACGGGGACCGGCGGCGTGTCCGCCCATACCCGCGTCAAGCTCAGCGGCTCGACGGTGGTGACCGCCGGCGCTACGGATGTCGGCATCGGCGTCGCCGAGTTCACCGCCAGCGCCGGCGAAGATGTCACCGTCCGACTTTTCAATGCCGGCGGGACGTTCGAGATCGTCGCGGCCGGCGCCATCAGTGCGGCAGCCGCTGTGTATGCCGCCGCCGACGGCGAAATCGCCGCCAGTGGAACGCTCTGCCTCGGCGAGACCGTCGAGGCCGCCACGGCCGACGCCGACGTCATCGAGATCCTGCCCGAGGCGGATCTGAGCCAGACGCCGGTGGCGCAACTGCCCCACGTGGCCGACCCCGCCGCCTGCGCGTCGATGACGACGGACCTGACCGGTGTGGACACCGGGACGGACATGACCGCCGCCCAGGCCGCCCAGATCGTCGCGGATCTCGCGGCGTTGAAGGCCGGCATCGACGCCAACAACGTAGCGATCGATTCGATTCTCGACCAACTCGCCACCGTCGGACTGCAAGCGGCCTCGTAGGACCGCAACGACAAGTGAATACAGGGTTCGCCTAGCAGGGGCACCTGCGAAGCGACGCCAAGGCAAAAGAAACGGTCGCACTGGGGCCAGAAGCCCCCGGTGCGGCCGTTTTCTTTTGCGCCCGAAACCCAGAGAGACCCAGATAGGAGAGATACTATGCCCCGTCCTTCAAGTCCAGCCCAACGGCCCCGCCTGGCGACCGTCGTCCAGGAGGCCGTCGATCGGCGCAACGCCTTTATCGGCCTGCAGGTCCTGCCGATCTTCCGCGCCGCCGAACAGACCGGCCAGTTCCCCGTGATCCCGGCCGAAGTGATGTTCTCGATTCCCGAGACCCGACGCGCTGCGCGTGGTGAGTACGCCCGTAGCGATTGGGAATGGGATTGGGACACCTATGCCACCGTCGAGAACGGCTTCGAGGAGCCCGTCGACGACAAGGAAGTCAAGCTCTACAAGAGCTACTTCAACGCCGAGACGATGGCCGGCATTCGCGCCCGCCGCATCGTCCTGCGCAATCAAGAGAAGCGCATCGCCGATATGGTCTTCAACGCGTCCAACTTCACCGCCCACTCTGTCACCAACGAATGGGATGACGGCGAGAACGCCACCCCGATCGACGACGTCAAGGCCGGCCGCCTGGCCATCCACGACGCCGTGGGCATCGAGCCGAACACGCTGGTGATCGCCTACAGCACCTTCCTGAATCTCGGCCTCTGCGATGAGATCGTCGACCGCATCAAGTACACGAACCCGAGCGTGCGACGCGGTGACATCAAGACCGACCTGCTGGCCCTGGCCTTCGGTGTCGATCAGGTGGTCGTCGGTGACGGGCTCTACAACTCGGCCAAGAAGGGCCAGGACGCCTCGCTGACGGGGATCTGGAACAACGAGCATGCCATGCTCTGCGTGACCGACGGTTCGCCCATGCTGGGCGAAGCGCCGTGCCTGGGTCGCACGTTCCTCTGGACCGAGGACAGCCCGTCCAATTGCGTGATGGAGAGCTATCGCGACGACCGCGTGCGCGGGAACGTCATTCGCGCCCGACACGAGACCGACGAGGAGTTCATCAGCGCCGACTGCGGTTACCTGCTGAGCAACATCACCACATAGACCCGAAAAACGCCGTGACAGGTGCGCCGGGTCGGGACCCTTCCTCCCGGCTCGGCCAACACCTGAAGGACGCCTGACGATGAAAGGACCCCTGCGATGGGAAGCTTTGCAGACTATTGGGAAAACGAGATCCTCGACCACCTCTTCGGCAAAGGCGCTTACAGCCCGCCGACGATCTACGTGGGTCTTTCTACAGCTGACCCCGGTGACGATGAGGCTGGCCTGGCGGAGCCGTCGGGTGGCTCCTACGCGCGGAAAGCGACGACAGGCACCGACTGGAACGCCGCCAGCGGCGGGTCCCTCGACAACGCCACCGCCATCGAGTTCGCCGCCGCCACCGGCGATTGGGGCACAGTGACACACTTCGCCCTGTTCGATGCCTTGACCGGCGGCAACATGCTGGCCCACGGATCGCTGACGCTCTCGAAAACGATCACCAGCGGCGATACCGTCCGCTTCGTGATCGGCGACCTCGACATCTCTCTCGACTAGGAAAGGCGGTGCGCTGTGGCGACAGCGAAACAATGTTATGACGCCCTTGTCCCCAAGGGCACGACGTTCGAGTTGGTCGCGCTCCATTTGGTCGCGGCGGCCCGGGCGATTGCGTACGAAGGGACAGGGGTGGACAACCACGAAAAACGCTTCGCGTTGGCCAAGGCCATCTTTGTCGATCGGCAACAGGTGACGCGGGACTATTTCGCCTTGGTGATGAGTCATCCCGACATGGTGGACACCTTACCCGAAGGCCCGACGTCGGAACAGGTCAAAGCGGTCGTGGACGGCTGTCTTGATGTGATGGCGAACATGGTGGCGATCTAGGAAGGAAACAGCGATGGCGGTTGGTAATACCGAAAAGCAAGTTCAATGGAGTTCGTCCGATTCCGTATCGGTGTCGGCGGCCGGCAACCAGACGTCCGACCTCGCCGGGCTTTCGGCTACGGCCATAGCCCGAGCGGTAACACTGAAGGCCGACAACGCCGGGACGCCGACCAGCGGTGACACGGTGGACATCTACCTTTTGGCGACGTGCGGCGATCCGGACGGCAGCGGATCGGACGAGTATCCCAACGACGACAGCGACGGGGATTTCCTGGCGAACCTGGACACCTACGCGGCGCCAGCAGGCACGGCCATTGCAACGGTCGTCCTTCCCGCCGGCATCAAGGACGCCAAGCTGTACGCCAAAAACAACGCCGGTTCCAACAGTATCACAGTCTCGGCGTGCATCAATGAGAAAACGGTCAGCTGATGATTGAAGCCGCCCTGCCAACCTGGAGACAAGTAGGACATCCTCACTCCAGAGGTCTTTCTGGCTTGTGGGTCCCGTCTATTCAAGGACCGGGCGGGACAACGCTCATCGATTACAGCGGACGCCGATCTCATTCGCAAGCTTTCAACGCTTCGCATGTGTCATGGCAAACATCTTCAATAGGCACCGTTCTTGACTTCGATGGTTCCTCAGTCGGCGTTAGCGGTGTCCCCAAGAATCTCACAGGATATCCGTTCTCAGTTTCATTGTGGATGCTCTCTACTGACACCGTTTGGTCGTGTGTGTTCTGGATTGGCAATAGTGCAAGATCCGACACGATGTACGTCATTTGGTTCCGGGATGTCTCCGGCCATTTGACTATCTCTGCCAGAAATGCAGCCGAACGGTATTCCGCTTCTGCGAGTGCAGTCAATGACGGAAAGTGGCACCATGTTGCGGCGGTGTTTGCTTCCAACACTGATCGACGGCTTTACATCGACGGTGTTTTGGAAGCATCCAACGATTCGAGCGTGCCTTTCGCTTCAACCATTGACGAATGGACTATTGGGTATGCAAGCGACTCATCACCTGGCGGTTCGTATGAAGGCTTGATTGGTCCGACCGCTCTGTACAATCGCGAACTTACTCAGGCTGATTGTATTAGCCTTACTCGCGACCCTCTTCAAGTTTTCCGCCCTGAGCCGATCGAGTTGTGGGGCGCGTTGGTCGGTGGCAGCGGGGGCACGTCACACGCCCTGGCCGGATCGGTCGCGGCCACGTCGTCGGTTTCCGGTTCGTTGTCGGTGTCCAAGACCCTGTCGACCTCTGTGAGCGGCCAAACGTCCGTCGCCGGATCGGTGGGGGTCGGGCGGGACATCGTTGGTTCTACAGGGGAACAGACGGCCCTGTCGGGCGCCCTGTCGGTTGCCAGGTCCCTGGCTGGCTCGGTGTCTGTCCAGACGAGCGTCACCGCCGCCCTGGCAGCGACCAAGCCCGTCGCGGGCAGCTCGGCCGCCTCGGCGGCCCTTTCGGGGGCCTTGGCGGTCAACAGGTCCCTGGCCGGCTCTATCACCGGCCAGACCAATGTCACCGGGACCCTCTCGGCCCAGGGCCAGGTGTCCCTGGCCGGCTCGGTGTCCGTCCAGACGAGCGTCACCGCCGCCCTGGCGACGGCCAAGCCCGTCGCGGGCAGCTCGGCCGCCTCGACGGCCCTTTCGGGGGCCTTGGCGGTCAACAGGTCCCTTGCCGGCTCTATCACCGGCCAGACCCATGTCACCGGCGCCACGGCAGTGGTCCGATCTCTGGCCGGGCAGGTGACCGCCGTGGCGACGCCGAGCGGTGCGGTGACTGTGCGCTGGTCGGTGGCTGCCACGGTATCGGCCCGGGCGAACCTGCAGGGCCGCCTATTGGACGGCAACGAAGCCGACGTTTTTCTGGCTGCTTCGATCGAGGCCCTGACCTCCTGTGTCGCGGCGGTGCGGATCTTTCGCGGGCCGGCCGGCCAGGCGGCGGTCCTGGGCTCGATGGCGCGGGCCGACGCCGACGCCGTCCTCGACGACCTGCCGGCCGAATCCGCCCTCTACACACCAGCCGACGGTCCGGCGCGGAGTATCCAGATTCTCGTCGATCGCCAGGCCCCTTCCCTGCAGGACAAGCCGCGCCGCCAAGTGCGGCCGCTGCGGATCTGGGCCAAGAACGAAACAGGCGCCGGTCTCGGCAGTGCGGAGGTCGACCGGCGTGACACCGTCACGGTGGCCAAACACTACGGCGCTGCGCCGGTGCCGATGCGGGTGGTCCGGCGCATCAGTCAGAGCGATGGATGGACGGAACTGGAGCTGCTATGAGTCTTGCGGAAATCCTACAAGCCGACGCTGCCTTTGTGCTGGCCGACCTGGCCGCCGAGGATGCCCTCTACCTGCCCGACGGCGGGACGCCACGACTGATCCAGGTGGCGATCGACCGCGAAAGCGAGACAGTCAACACCGATCCCCGCGCGTCAATGTCACCGATGACGGTCTTCGCCCGCAACTCAGCGGCCGCCGGCATCAGCGGCCCCGAGGTCGGCCCGAACGACCAGCTCCGCCTGGCCAAGGTCAAAGGCGGCGAGCACGTCCGTATGCGGATCAAGCGCGTGGTCGACGAGAACCCCGGGTGGATTGAAATGGAGGTGGCGTGATGAGGCCACCGGCGCTCAGTGTCACGATGGATAAGGCCAAGATGCACCTGGTCGAGCGGGCGGCCGCCGAGATCCCCAAGGCCCTGCCGAGGATCATGGTGCGATCGCTGAAGCGCACCGCCGCCGGCGGCCGCACGGAACTGGACCGCCAGATCCGCGCCCAACTGACCGTCAAGAAACGCGCCGTGATGAAGCGCATCGTCGACGAGCAGAAGGCGACCTCGACCCATTGGCTCTGGCGGCTGGGCATCAGTCGGACGCGCATCTCGCTCGGTTCGTTTCGCCACCGCTGGTCCAAGCGGCGCGGCGTGAGCTACTCGATTCGCAAGGGCCAGAAGCGCAGCGTGCCCAGCGGCTTTGTGCGGGAAAACCCACACGCCAACGAGGACACGCCGAAGGCCATCTTTCGCCGCGCCGAGCGCGGCGGCCGGCTCGTGTCACGGTATCCGCTGCTGTTCCTGCGCGGCCCGTCACTCGGCAAGGTCCTCATCGATGCGCCGGCCATGCTGCGCAAGGTGCATCAGACCGGCAGCGCGCGGCTGGAGCGGGAAGTCTTCCACGGGATCGATCGCACCCTACAGAAGAGGTGGCCGAAATGAGCGACCCGATCGTCGAACAAATCACCGAGTGGCTCGTCGCGGCCCTTACCGAGATCACCACGGCGGGCGGCTACCAGCAGGACCTGGCCGTCGTGCGGCCCGAGGACCTGGCCGACACCGACGCCCCGATCGAGGACCTGACCACGATCGTCGGGCTCGAAGATCCCGAGGACGGCGGCGCGATGACCAATACCCACCGATTCTGGATCCAGCCGTTCGGCGTGATCACCTACATCGTCGGGCGCGGCGGCACGGCGCTGTCGGTCGACAAGCGGATCAACCGCGTCCGCAGTGACATCGAAAAGCGGCTCGGCGTCGAGCTGGAAACCTACAGCGGCGCCAGGAGCCTGTGCAGCAACCTGGCCGACTTCATCGAGATCCGGCCGCCCGAGATTTGGATCGACAGCGAGAACCAGGCCACCTGCCTGCTCTGTCACGTGGCCATTCGCTACAACGTCGATCCGACCGATCCCTACAGCCAATGCTGAACCCTTTTTGAAAGGATCACCCCATGCCCATCACAGGATATGAAACCACACTAGCCGGCGCGACGCTCGGCGCGATCACCGGGATCAAGAGCGTCCGCGTCGGCGGCGTCGAAGTCAGCATGATCGAGGTCGCCGCGCTGGGCGACACGAACCGGATCCCCGAGAACGTGCCGGGCAAGGTCCGCGAGAGCCCGGTCGAGGTGACGATCATCCACGACAAGACGCTCTATGACACGATGCGCGACGCGGCGATCGCCCGCACCGAGGACACCTTCACGCTCACCGACGCCGAGACCAGCACGCACGTCGGCCTCGGGTTCGTCTCCAAGGTCGGCGAGGAAGGCCTCGACACCGAAGGCGATGTCGTCTTTACCGCCGTCCTGACGCCGAAAACCAGCTGGGCGTTCACCGCCGGCGCATAAACCTGGAGAGGCCAGAAAATGACCGAGACCGTACGTTTCACCTACACCCACCCCGTGACCTCGCCGCTGGCCCAGGCCGGCGCCAAGGGACAAACGAAGGAACTGAAACGCGCTGACGCCGAGCACCTCGTGGCGCTCGGCTACGGCGCTATCGAGAAGGAACCGAAAGATCATGGCGGAACACCAAGCACAGCAAGAAGCAGTGGCAGCACCCGTAACGGCCGACGCGATCCTGAGCCTGCGGAACAACCCTCCGCGTGAGCCCTACACGATCCCCGGGGTCGGCATCGTCCAGGTGTACGGGCTCTCGAACCTGGAGGCGCGCCAGTGGAACGAAGGGTGCGAGCGCACCGACGGCCGGATCACCGACCCCTATGCCGACGCGAAAATGATCGTGCGCTGCGTCCGCAACGATAAGGGCGAGCGGATCTTCACCGACAAGCACGTCACGCAGATCGTCGAGCTGCCCGAGCTGGTGGTCAAAGGCCTCATCGGCAAGTGTATGAAGCTCTGCGGCATCGGTCCCGAGGCCGATGCGGAGATCCTAAAAAACTTCGCGGCGGCCGTCGCCAGTTCCTGATTCGCTTAGCGACTCATTACCGGTGTACGGTCGCCGACATCCAGGAGCGCTTCAGCGCCTACGACCTCCGCGAGCTGGAGCTGGCCGAAAAGGGCCCGGTGCCGTTCGGCGAATACGCCGCGACGCTCCGGGCCATCATGCTGGGCAACGTGATCGACGCGGCGATGGGCGGCTCGAAGAAAGCCGCCAACAACGCTACGCGGATCGGTCGAATGCTGCTGGGTCTGGTGTCGAAACGGCGCCGCCGACAGCGCGGGGGCCTGGTCAAGGGCCTTATCAGAAAACACGGTCGCAAGGGATAGAGCGATGAGCAAGACCACCACCGTCGGCGTCGAGTTTCGCGCGTACAACCGCGCCCAGTCGGGCATTACGTCATTCACGCGCGGCCTGGGCACCCTGCGGCGATCGATCACTCGGCTCGGGGCCTCGGCGTTGGCGGTTGCCGGCGTCGGCGGCCTGGGCTACCTGGTGGGCAAACAGCTCAAGGCCATCGATGTGATCGGCAAGATGAGCGACGAGCTGCAGATCTCGACGCGGGCGCTGGCCGGCTGGTCCCACGCCGCCGAGATCAGCGGCACCAATGTCGAGACCCTGCACAAGGGCCTGCAGATCTTTGTCCGTCGCATCGGCGAAGCCCAGCAGGGCCTCGGCGAAGCCCGCCACGGCCTCGATGCGATCGGGATGTCGGCCGACCAGCTGGCGCGGCTGGGCCCGGAAAAGGCCTTCCTGGAGATCGCCGAGGCGATCGCCCAGCTCAGCAGCGCCACCGATCGCGCCCAGGTGGCCTATGCCTTCTTTGGCCGCCAGGGCATGAACATGCTCAACCTGTTCCTGCAGGGCAAGGAAGGGATCGGCGCCCTGGCCGACGAAGCCGATCGGCTGGGTCTGACCTTCTCGCGCATGGACGCCGCCAAGGTCGAGGCGGCCAACGACGCCATCACGCGGATGCGCGGCGCCGTCACGGGCCTCGGTCGGTCGATGGTGATCGGCCTGGCCCCTTATATCGAAGGGCTGTCCGATCAGATTACCGAGATGACGACCAACGGCCAGGACTTCGGCGACACGATGATCACCTCGCTTGAAGCGGTTGCGATCTCGGCGGCCAAGGTGGCCGACGTCATCGGCCAGGTCTCCGACGCGTTGGGCCGCCTGCCGAAAGCGGCCGAGGATGCAGGCTATTGGTCGACGCTCAGTAAGCAAATCGACGCCGATGCAATGGCCGAGTATTCCTTCGAGATGATTCAACGCGGCAAGCCCCCCAGAAATGTCCACACCGGGTATCGCAAGCTCACCGACCAGGCCCTCTATGATTCGATCCGAACGCAGGTCGAGAGCCGGTACATGAAGCAGATGGCCAAGGACGATCTCTTCGCCAACGGCGGCATTGTGCCCGGCCAGGCGCCGAGCAGCTCGATCGGTGAGATCCAGCAGTTCTTCCTGGACCTGCGCAATCGCGGCCGGGCCCGGGCCCAGGCGGCCCAGCCGCACCCGTGGACGAACCTGGCGAATCAGTGGCTGGCCGACTCAGCGGACGTTGGGCCGCTGCTGGCCCCGGGCGAGACCGACGCCGGGGGATCGACCACCAGCAAGGGCATGGACCCGGCCGCCGCCTATCGCCGCATGGCCACCGATATGAATCGCTACTCGCCGGCGGCCTACATGGCCAAGCACCGGCTCATGCTAGGCGAGCTGGGCCAGTATGGCTCGGCCCTGGGCAACGACCCGGCGCTGTTCGAGTGGTATCAGCACAAGAGTCGTAACCTGGAGATCGACCGGCTCAAAGGCTCCAACAACTGGCAGGACGGTTTCGGCGCCGCGTCGCTCGAAGCACAGCGGGACATGAAGTCCCTCGGCGAAACCGGCTATGACATCGCCAGCGGCTGGGGTGACGCCTTTGGCAGTTTCTTCTCGTCGATGCGGACCGGGTTTGGTGACCTCGAAGCCCTGGGCAATAACCTGCTCGATCAACTGGCCTCGGTCGTTTGGGAGGCCACGGTGGTGGCGCCGCTGAAGAGCGCCGTCATGCAGGGCATGGCCAGCGTATTGCCCAACGCGATGGGCAACGCCTTCGATCGGGGCCGGGTGGTCCCGTTCGGCGACGGCGGCGTAATCAGCGGTCCGACGCTGTTCCCCCTGGGCCTGGCCGGCGAAGCGGGCGAAGAGGGCCTCTTGCCCCTGTCGCGGATGCGCAACGGTAAGCTCGGCGTCGAGGCCTCGGGCGCCGGCGGTTCGGCCCCGCCCGTCGAATTTCACTACCACGACCACACAACAGGCGGTATCGAGGCCGAAACGCCTGACGTCCAGTTCGACGGCCGGCGCGTGCTGGTGGGGATGGTCCTGAAGGACCGACGCAACGGCGGCCCGATGTCACGCAGTTCCAGGAGGCGGTAATTATGGCCCAACCGGTGTTCCCCACCCTATCGAGACAGCCCTCGGCTAATGACGACTACGTTCACGAGCCGTCGACCGATCCGACCAACCGCACTCCACTGGCCGATGGGGCCTACCTGGTGCAGGCCAAGTCGACCTACGTGCCAGACTTCTGGTCGTTCGTGATGCACGGCATGACGGCCGCCGATCGGGCCACGCTGCTGAGCTTCTGGTCCGGTGACGCCAATTATGGAGCGGTCCCGATCAAGTTCACCGATCCCGATGACGGCCAGGACTATTTCGTTCACTTCGCCGGCCGGCCGCGCTGCAAGCGGCCAGGCAACAGCACCGGGACCTATACGATCGCGATCAAGTTCATCGAGGCGGTTGGGACCTACACGTAAGGAGCGGCACCGATGGCAGACATGCCGGCCAACATCACGGCCCTGAAAAACCAATTAAGCCAGCCCGGGGCATGGGTCTGGCTCTTGACCGTCGCCCTGCCCAACGGCGGCCCGACGCTCCGTTATGTCTCCAACACCGAAGCGGTCACCTACGGCGGCAACGTCTATCAGCCGTTCAACTTCGGGATCGGTTCCTTCGAGTGGAACTGCGAAGGCGAGATCCCCGAGGCAACGATGGTGGTGACCAACGCCAGCTATGCCCTGCAGCCGTACATGCGGGCCTACAATGGCCTGGTGGAAGGAACGATGAGCTTCCTGCAGGTCAACACCGATTACCTGGCCGAAGACTTCAGCGACGACCTGCTGTCCTGGACCATCGTCGGCACTGAGAATCTTTGGCCCAATGTTCAACTGACCCTCGGCGTGCCGTCGGCCCTGCGCTACCGCGTACCCGAGGATCGGTTCAACCCGCATGCCTGCCGGCATCGCTTTCGCACAGCGCGGTGCGGGTACGTTGACGAGCACACGATTACCGAGCTTGTGGTGCGAACCGGATCGTATGACATCACCATTCGGACGTCGGCGGCGCACGGCCTGGCCACCGGCGACGTCATCGAGATCAGCGGCGACACCGAGCTGTCCCCGTCTATCGACGGCATCTACACCATCACCGTGACCACCTCCGACTATTTCCGGCTGGATGACACGATCGACGAGGTCCACACGGGCGCGTACACAACCGGCGCGATGTGCGGCTTCGCCTATTGCAACCGCATCCCCGAGGACTGCTCACAGTGCGGGCGATTCCCCGGCAACTACGGCGGCCCCCTGGCCCTGCGCAGAGAGGCGGTTCGTTACGCATGATGCGATTCACTCAGACAGATCTCAACGCGATCCTGGCCGAGTTCCTCGGTAAGCCCTACCAGCGCGGCGCTGTTGGCCCGGACGCCTTCGACTGCTATGGCCTGGTCAAGACCTTCATGGCCCGGCTCGGCGTGACGATCCCCGAGATCGGAGCGGTGGATCCGAAAGACTCGCGGCCGATCTACGAGCAGCAGCAGACCGACTACATTCGACTCGACTGGCCGAGGCCGTGGTCGCTGGTGACTTTCAGCGGGCAAGACCTCCGCGCCCATATCGGCGTGGTCCTGCCGAGCGATAACCTGTTTCTGCACTGCCCCGGCCGAGCGGCCGGGCAGGTCCTCGCTGAGCCTCTGAGCCGGCGGCCCTGGCGGGATGCGATCGATGGCTACTGGTGGCCGCGTGACGTCCTGGAGGCCGTGGTCATGCTGACGCCGATGACGACCACGCGGCGGGCCTGGCAACTGATCGAGATCGGCGGCCGGCCCCTGGCCGAGATCATCGAGACCGACATTGCCGAGGGGCGCGATGTGCCCGTGCAGGCCTTCCTCGATGGGCAGCTGATCGAGCCGGAACGGTGGGACCTGGTCCCGGGCGATCGCCAGCAGTTGGTGATCCGCCCCGTCATGGGTGAGGGCCCCCAAGCGATGATGGCCATCGGCATGATCGGCCTGGGCTTCCTGGCGCCGGCGATGATGGGAGCCCTAGCGCCGAATCTGTCGGCCGCCGCCGTCTCAGGCGCCGCCAACTTCAGCACGGTCTTTGCCTACAAGCTCGGCATTGCCGCGATCACGATGGCCGGCGGCCTGGCCCTCAATGCGATGGTCGGACCCGACGAGGCCGACCGCGAAGATTCTCAGCATTACTCTTGGAACCCGCAAACGACCCAGCGCGTCGGGGCCCTTGTCCCCCTGGTCTACGGGACCTACGGCGTGCGCGGCGAGATCATTTGCAGCTATGCCTCTTCGGAGGTCACCACCGGTACGCAACCGTTCACCAAGGACGAAATGATCACCGAGGCGGTCGACCTGGTGCACCTGAAGATCGCCTATTCCGACGGCCCCATCGACGGCGTCGTCGACGGCACCGAAACGCTCAACGGCCGATCGGTCGAGACCTACGGCAACTCGGATGACTGGGTGTTGGAGCATTTCACCGGCACCGACGACCAGGCCGCCTCGGCGATCACCGACGCATTCGAGATCCCGGTCAATCAGCTCTGTTATGGCCCCTCGCACGACGATCACGAAGTGTCCAAGACCTTCACCGCGGTCGCCTGTGACAAGGTCGCTGTGGTGCTGCGGTTCCCTAATGGCTTTACCGACTACAAAGCCGACGGCAGCGCCGACATGGCGGGCATCCAGATCAAGATCGAGGTACGACCGGCCGGCGGCTCCTGGCAGACGCTGCTCAATGACGAGATCTGGGGGAAAAGCCGAGACCCGGTGCGGCTGCGCTACTTCCTCGACCAGACCTACACCGGGGGCAGCGCCTTTGCGATCAGCGCCGGGACGAGCTACGAGGTCCGCGTCTCGCGCAACAGCAGCCAGCACAGCGACAAGGGCGACGACTTCTACTTCGATTCAGTCCAGTGCCTCTTCGACACGGCCCAGAAGCACCCGGGCCTGGCCTATACGGCGATCGGCGCGGCGGCCTCGAAGGATATCAGCGGCGCGATCGATTACTATGCCGTCATCAAGGCCAAACTGGTCTGCATCTACGACGCCTCCGGCAACGTCACTTCGATCGAGTGGTCCGACAATCCGGCCTGGGTGGCCTGCGATCTGCTGACGCGCCCGGTCATCAAGGGCAACGGCGACAGCGTGCCTTACTCGGTCGAATACTACAAGCGCCTCGATCCGAGCTATTTGACTCACAGCGAGTTCATCGCTTTTGCCGCCTGGTGCGACGAGCTGGTCGACGATGGCGAAGGCGGAACCGAAAAACGCTATCGCTTCAACGGCGCTTTCGATCAGGACGGCAACGCCTGGGAGCAAGCGATCAAGGCCTGCAAGATGGCCTGCGCCATGCCGACCTTCAACGGCCACAAGATCGGCGTCGTCGTCGACAAGCCAGGCACGCCCAGCCAGATGTTCAACGTCTCGAACCTGCGCGACGGCTTCAGCGAGACCTGGATCGACACCTCCGAAGCGGCGACGGTCTACGATGTCACCTTCAACGACGAGGCGGCCGACTATGCTCCCGAGACCTACCCGGTCCCGTTGCTCGGCGCCGAGCGGGATGTCCCGGCGACTCTGAACGGCTTCGGCCATACCAAGCGGTCTCAGGTCTGGCGATGGGCGAGCCGGCAGCTGCGCGTCAACGAGAACATGAAACGCCTGGTCGAGATCCCGGCGGCGCGTGACAGCATCTACACCAAGATCGGCGCCCTGGCCTACGTCCAGCACCCCAGCCTGCAGCGGGCCGACGGTGGCCGGATCCTGGCCGTCTACGCCGACGCTGCCCAGCTCGACAAATCGGTCGAGATGGGCAGCGGCGATTACGCCCTGCTCGTCCGGACGCACGATGGCACGGCCGAGCGGCTTACCCTCTATGACGTGGCCTCGGTCAGCGGCGACGACAACGATCGCGTCACCATCAGCGGGACCTGGCTCTACACGCCCAACGCCAACGACCTCTGGACGTTCGGGCAAGAGACCAAGGTGATCGACCTCTACCGCATCAAGGGTTTCGAGCGAACCGGCGACGGCCGCGTCCTGATCCAGGCCGCCCAGTACAGCACCGACTACTATGCCGACGACGAAGCGGCGCCCCGCATCGAGGCCAAGACCTACAGCGAGACAAAAGGCGGGATGGCGCCGTCTCTGCTGCCGACGACCGCCCAGGCGGTGGCCGCCGATCGCGCCAGCGGCAACGTCGCCGTCGACTCTCTGACCTGGCACGGCCTGGCCTTCACCGGCAACGGATCGACCACGGTGACCTGGGCCTGCAGCGGCGACGGGATCAAATACCAGGGCTCCTGGTGCCCCATCGAAGACGACGCCACCGGCACCACGGCCAAGTACATCTACTTCGACCCGGCGATCGGGGATCCGCGTTACCTGCAGCACACCGACGACCTGGCCGACCTGGCCGGCCTCGAGCGCTACGTCTTTTGCATCAATGAGAACGGCACGGCCTATTTCAAGGCGGGCCTTCTCGTCGGTAAGGATGGGGTTTTTGTCAGTCCCGATGACGTGGACGAATCCGAGACGCGGAAATGGGCCGGCGAATCCGGCGCCGACGTCACGGCCGACAACCAAACCAGCACGTTCCACGAAAACTTCGAGGACAAGAACGGCGATTTCATCGACCGTTGGGGAACGGCAACGGGGGCAGGAAGCGTTTCGATTGTCTCCGCGTCCGGCGTGGCCGGCGGCAAGATATGCCGCATTGGCGACAATGCCGGCAACGACCGGGCGAACCTGCAATACAAGAATCCCATCCCGTACGACCCAAGCCGGTTGTATCGGGTTCGGTGTAGGGCCAGGAGAACGGCTGGAACGGGGACGTTCTATCTTGGACTGTCGGGTATTGCCAGCGACGGTACGACCGAGGTCAACCCGACCGGTAATAGTTCGCATTGGGTTGTAGCGAAGGCGGTAGCGCTAGAAGCCGATTGGGAGAGCATTACCGTCTATGTGTCCGGCCAGTCGGCCGCCGGTGATTCTACTCCGTCAACGGACCCGAGCAACCCGGCGAAATTGATCGATACCGCCTGCTACTTCAAGCCCGAAATCTATGCGAACTATCCGGACGCTACGGGCATCACGGAAATTGACGATATCGAAGTCCATATCATGCCCGAGGACGCCGACCAAATCCCCGAGGGCGGCACCAATAAATTTGCCGCTGAGTCGGGCGCCGACGTCACTGGCGACCACGAAGGCGATATCCAGTTAGACAATTGCGTCGAAGGCGTCAAGGGCGCCAAAACGTTCCATGACTACTTTCAAAATCCAGACAACGACGTCGCGACACGGTGGGTCAACCAGAGCG